TTAGCTCATGGAGCAAAAGAAGTCGTCAGACGTGAAACACACGCCTCCGTACTCCTCTTCCACCTGCTCGTCAGACACAAGCTCGTCAGCAATGGCAAGCTCCCCGTATGACGGCTCGTAGCCGAGGATGGCTTCAAGCATGGTGGATTTTAACTCTACAAGTTGCTCTCTCGATAGTTCTGATACATACATAATTCTTAGTGTTTAATGGTTTGTAGTGCCGTCTTTCGACGGCTTTTAGGCGGTAAATCCAAGAAATTCCGATAGGGTATCTATCATCAGCTTGGTTATGCAGTCATCATCTATGTCGCTGACGTATTTGTTTACGTCACATCCATAGAGTTCTTCCCCTTCTTCGACAGCTTGCAATGCCTGTCTTGGAATATCTCTTATAACGAAATCCAAATCAGCCTTTGTCTCGCAATCGTCAATGATACCATCTGGAATGTTGAGAAGCAAGTTGTCTTTCTCATCAACGAGATGCCATTCATATTGTCCTCGAATAAATCTTACGTTGTTCATAATTCTTATGTTTTGGTTTTTGTGAGGGAGATATGCCTCCCTCGATTTAGGCTGCGCTATAAATATAGCCCTCGCACTTTGTGCCGTCTTCGTAGTAGTAATCTTCTCGTGCCGACAGCTCTTCTCGTACCGATTCGTCGCTCGCCCGATACTCATACTCCTTGTAAAGAGTATTGAAAAGACTATCATAGCATCTCTCCATGACATCACGGAATGTGAGGCTGCGGTATTCGGGGTGTGCCCAGTTGCGGTAATAGTCAAACAGCGGCTCAAGAACATCGCAGTCGTAGCATACGCCGGTCAACGGACAGCCGTCAAAACTCTCCATCAAAACATTGCTGCGACGCGACTTGTAAGTGTATTTGCCGTTTTTGTCGTACTTGCCGCAGGTTGAGTAGTACTTTCCACGTATCAGGTACGGCATGATTTCGTTGCTGATGTAACGGAACAACAGTTTTCCGCTTAGGTCTTCAAGGTCGAACCCCTCAAATGCCAGCTTGTCACTGCAAACTCTGCCGAAGTTGCAACCACAATAGCCGACATCGTAACATGTTACGCGAGAGTCGGTTATACGCTCAAATTCTTTAAGCGTATCATCGAACTCCATTCTGCTACATTCCATAGCATTATCCATAACATCCCAGCGTTCACGCTCGATAATCTTGTCTTGTACCTCCTTCGATAATTCGTCAAAGGAGTACACCTTAATCGTTAGCTCTTTCATATTCAATTCTTTTATAGGGTTAATATTGTTCCGTTGTCGGTGTCGCTCCGATTGTGGTTTCTTTCCCCAACGGATAAGCCATGTTACTCTGACTCATTGTAGTAGCAGCGCACTTCGCCCGCCTCCTTTGCGAGGAGAGGGAGTATCTTCAGTGCGTTCTTGTTGCATACGTTCAGCTCGATGCTCACCACCTCGTCGTAGAACATCTTGAACTCGTTCTCTTTAATGATGCCGAGGTGTCTTTCGTCCGTAATGAAATTGTAGAGCTGGTATGAGTCTTTGTCCTCACTGATGAATATCGCAAGAGCGTTGCCGCCGTAGATGCCAATCTCGTACTTTCTCTCGTTCTGACGGATGATTGCCTTGCCCATCTTGTCAGTCCATTTCCATTGTAATGCCATAATTCTTCTGTTTGTTGGTTAATAGCGTCCGCATTTCTGCGGACTTTTTAGGCAGGAGATGCTCTGAAACCGAAAATATAGCCGTTGTCACGCATTTCACGTGCGTACTGCAACGCCTCGCTTCTCGAACTGAATATCTGCGGAGTCATACAATAACCCCATGAAGTCCACATCTCCAATTTTGTTCTGATTGACTTTCCCATAATTCTGTAATCTGTTAGTTAGTTGCACCTCCCCGAAGGGAGGCGGTTTAGGCGGTAACGCGCTGCCCTTCGAGCCTATAGGCAATATCCGAAAGAAAGCCCTGGAAATTGTACTTGATGCCGAACGTTCCGAAGGCTTCAAAATACCAATCCATGAGATACGCCCTGTCCTCGTCAGCCTGTTTGCTGTCTTCCGCTGCATCCAAACGTGCAACCATTTGGGGAAACAGACGGAAGTAGTCGTCGCCGGCATACTCCGAAGACCAACGTGTGCCCGTGATGTGAGCAGGATAGTCACCTTCGATGTCGGCGAAATTGCCGACCATGTGATGATTTTGCATGTGGAGGTATTCTTTCATATCTCTGTTTGCTTTCTTGGTAAAATCCCAAGCGAGAGATTGAATATTGAAACCCTCGAAATCGGCAAGGTATTCCTCTATGTCCTCAGAGTTCTCGTAGTCTTCCAAACACTCGCGATAAAGAGCCTCTATCGCTTTGGCAAAATTCTTGACACTGATGTAGTCGACTACCTTTTCGGTAATCTCGCCCTTGTGCATCCAATACTCTACAATATTCTTTTCCATAATTCGTTGTTTTTAGGTTATACTTGCACTCTCCACAGGGGAGAGTCTTTTAGGCTTATAAAAACCACCACGGAATGAACTTCGCAATATTTTTCGATTCCCTGCGGTCTTTTCTGCGCTTTTCTTCGAAAACGCTCCCATTGACGCACTGGTCGGCTGACCGCTGAAACAACGCACCTACAACCCAAAAGGCTGGAGTGTAGTCCTGTTGAACATTGTCAAGGTCAATGCAGCCAGAGTCAAGTATTTGGTTGATACACTTGTTGAACTCCTCTACATTCCTGTAGTTGCGAACAACATGGTTGCACTTTTCGATAAATTCTTCTCTCGTCATAATTCTAAATGTTGGTTAATAGAAATCCCCACCCGTGATAGTGAGGATTGATTTAGGCTAACCGAACATGAGCGAGTCAATCATTCTGTAGAATGTGCGCTCGTCGGTGTTGTTGTAGAGATAGCCGACAAACTTGCGTCTGTCCTCCATTCTCAAGACTCTGTAATAATGCTTGAAGTCGGAGAAATTGCCGTTTATCCACGAGTTGTGCATTATCTGCATCATTTCGTACTCGCCTGCCACCTCGTAGGACTTAGCCTGCTGCGCAAGCGTTCTGCTTCTCCTTTCGGATGCTCTTTTTGTTGCCATAATTCAGAAATTAATTTGGTTAAACGTCGTTCTGTGCAGATAAGCTGCACAGATTTGTTGAGGCTCAATAACCACGATACAGGATTCTCTTGACAAGCGGATATTCGTAATCTCCGTCCTGTCCTACGCAATAGGTAAAGCTCGGCTTGTTGCCACGCAGCTCAACCCACAGACGGGAAAGTATGCCACATCTCTCGATTTTGCCGTACTTCATGTTGTGGAATACCTCGTCGTACTTTCTTTTCTGACAGCCCAGCGCTTGACAGAAGCCGTCAGACAGCTCACGCAGAGCGCTGTCGGTAAGCTCGAATTTGACATATTCGCCATACCTGCGTTTGTATATCTCTCCGCTCAAAAAATCGCTCATTGTAAACTGCTGCGCGCCGTTTGCTCTAAGTAAGCCGGCAAGCGTCTTGTAAGTTTTCTTCTTCATAATCTTATTTTTGTTGGTTTGTAATGTAGGCGCACAAATTCAGTGCGCCCTGTTTAGGACTCTTCCACAGATAAAGGCTCGCAATCTACACTTCCGACCATGTTGGCGTTGCCGTCAAGCCATGCTTTGTAAGCTATTTCTTTCGCTTCTTCCTCGTTGTCGGCTTGTACTTCCACAAAACCATAAGAGGTTTCTTTAAGGTTTACACAATATGTTTTCATAATTTTCAATTTGTTGGTTGTAGTTCCTGCGTGCAATCGTCACGCAGGATTTAAGGCATTAGCGACGGAAACGGCTCATATCCACGCCGTAAATCTTTGCAAGGCGCAGAATACCATTGGCGATGCGCTCAAACCATGTATGTACAAACTGCGAGGTTCTTGCGTCTGTTCTGCAATAACCCCACTCCTTGCCAAGCTGTGCAATGTCGTAATCTGCAAAGGTAACACTCACAGTAGAGCACAGACCACTAATCCAGTATGTCAGTTTCTCCAGAGTAGACATTCTGCGCCTGTCGTTTTTGTAGATTTCATCGTAGAACATATCAAGCGCAAACTCAATGCGCTCCTTGTCAGACATAGACTCTACATCTACTTCGTCGGAAGAGATGGAGTCAAGGATGTAAGCGTACATTTTGCCGTTCACTTCGTAATCTCGTGGGTTCTTTTTCATAATCCTAAAATTTTAAATGGTTGATAAAATGAACCCGTGACAAAACGTCACGGGTTGTTTAGGCTCTGAGTGCGCGGTGTGCGTTCACAAACGCAATGCAGGCGTTGCAGGCATCCTCGTTCTCTTTAGAGGAAAGAAATACAGCCAGAGCAAACGACCCAAGCGCTTTTCCATTGGAATACTCCTCGCTGACGTGAACAAAAACGCTTATGGAATGTAAATAACCGCCAGCACTCAAGCTTACGGACAGGGCAGGGTCGCCAATCGTTGAATACTGCAACTCTTGCAATTTTTTAAACAGCTCTTTTACGTGCTGCAACTCGCTTAATTCTTCTTGTGTCATAATTCTAAAATATGATGGTTAATAGTCCGTGCGCATGATTGCGCACAGGGTTTTAGACAATGTAAGCCACGGTCAGAAATTTGCCGTCGTAACCAAGGAACTCAACGTGTGTGTAGATTTCCTGCATCTTTGCGAATACGCTCTCCATGAACAGAGAACCCTCGCACTTAATTCTTCGTGTTGCCATAATTCATTTGTTTTTATTAGTTATTTATCGTACTGCCTAATTTGCAGGCAGTTTTTTAGGCTGAAAGTTTCCAAGCACAATTATCGTACTAATCACTCTCCACGTTGCAGCCGAGCAGGAATTTTTCCAAGCGCAGCGTACTGCGGTATAGCTCAACGCAGAACCATCGACCATTTTTCGTACTCGTCCAGATGAACGTCACAAGAAGAGCGTAGAAAATTCCAAGCACATTCCCGATTATCGTACCGCTTACAAGCAAAACACACGGGAGCAACTGGATAATTCCAAGCACAATTATCGTACTTGAATAGATAATCTGTCTTTTCTTCATAATCTTATAATTTTATTGGTTGGTATTGTTGGCAGCGCAATGCTGCCATGATTTTGGACGCTCGCTATTATACGATTGAGTAACCAAGACACAAAGCGTAAAATACTACATAACACATGGTTGAGAAATAAATAAACTCTTTCATAATTCTTTTTTTTAATTGTTAATAAAATGGTTATTGGTGGCAGCCTGTCGGCTACCTTTTAGGCTAATCGCTCACGTTGAAGAATAACAGCTCCTCGTCCTCGAATATATCAAGGCACAAATCGGGCTTGAGACAACGGAAATAACAGAGCGTATCGCCACGCTTCTTGTACACGCCTATCCAAACGCCTGCGGACAGCGTGCGGTTTTCGTTCGTTCCGTAAAACTTTCCTGTATTCACAGGTTCGAGGTGCATGTAGAAATTCCACTGAGTGTTATCCAATCCCTCACGATTGATTGCGTCGAGTACTTTGAATGTCTTTAATGTCATAATCCTAAAATTTGTTGGTTTGTAGTAGAGCAGCCGCAAAGGCTGCCCTATTTGCCTGGGACGTGCATCTTTGCACCGCGTTCATCCGAATATTACTCCGAGTAACCAGCTCGCTCAGTCACGGCTCACGCCCCGCCCTGTTTTAATGCTGTGGCTGCATCCCGATTTCTTGGCAGACATACGGGGAAACTGTATAGTTTTTATGGTGACTTCTCACCAGTATGTAAGTTCTTGCAGAGCCGTGGCGCACGTTCTCGCACGCCCTTATAGGTTGCTCACTCTATCCACCACGATAGAGGTCGATTTCCCGCGAATTTCACGCGGACGCTCTTAAAACGTTGAATATGAATTATGAATAGCTCCCAAAGTTTCAAATTTTGTAGTTCGAGAAATTCCCGTCTATTTCCTTACAGGAAAAATCTCGCTTGCAAAAATCCCATAACAAAGGGCGTGACACGTCCGACACGTATCACCATTTATTTAAATAAATCTGTAGATCGATTGCTTTTAGATTTTGGCACGTTGCGCAGAAAAAAGCACAACGAGGAACACCCACACACCACGATGAGGTATCTAAAAACGTGTGGGAAAATAAGAAAACAGAGAAAAACAGTAAGGAAAAATAAGGACACAAAAAACCGCTTGCAACTCAAAACGAATTGCAAGAAAAATTCAGGTAGAGCGGTTGTTTTCCGCTCTACCTGAATACGTTTGGCGTTGGTTTAGAGTTTGAGCATACCTGCAAGGTACATTTGCTCGGCTTGTTCCTTTGTTATGCCGAACTTTGCAACGGCTGCATTTAGCGCCCGCTCTTTGCGTGCCAACTCATTAGAGCGTTTTGCGTATTGCTGCATAAAAGTAAATGCTTTAACAACAAAAGAATTAACCTTATTTGTTGTATTTACCATGTTTGGCAATTTGTCGAGAAGTCCCAAACCATACAACGAGCGGTAACTAAACCACTTTGTAGTATTTGTTTGCACTGCAACTTCCAAGACTGCAACCGCCACCGCTTTTTTAAACGCCTTAAGCGTTTGTTTGTCGGTGTTTGCGGTTTTTAGTTGGTACGCCTCGTAACGTTCTTTTGCCTTCTCGCAGTCGGTTTTTAATTGCTTGTAGCGTTCATCCGTTTCGCTTGCATCGTCTAAGACTTCTTTTAGACGGCTTGCAAGTTCTTTTGTTTCGTCTTCTGCAACCTGTTCAACCCACGGCAAGAACATTTTAGTATAACTCGGGTTTTCCTGTTCCTTTGCTAACTTCTGGGCGTTCTCAACTGTGTTAATTAACTCTGAGTTTCTGTTTTCTACTTTAGTAGCTTTCATAATTCTATGTATTTAAATTGGTGAATAAATTCTAATTACTTCTAAAGTCTTTGCAGCAACCAAAGGAAACCATTAATTTTGCATTGGTGAATAAATTAAGGCGTTTCGCTTTAGTTGCTGGCGGTGTAGTCTGCATTTGTAGGCTGCACCGCTTTAGTGTATCACTATTTTAAAGACCGCCACGTACAGGGTTATTGCCTTTGCCCTGTGCGCTGCCGTGGGTGTTTCTCCCTTTCGACACTACAAAGGTACGACAATTTTCGACCAAAAGCAAACATATTAACATATATAACATTGTTATAACCAACTGATTTTCAGCGTGTTATGTATTTTAACAATGATTAATTTTTACAATATAACACAATATTTGGTTAATTTATGTTTAACAAATTCAGAAACAAGCCGAATTTAAACATGTTTAACTATTCGTGAAACATTATATTTATACATATTAGGAATTAATATAAATGTATAATGTGCTGATTTTTAGAAGGTTACAACTTTTTATAATATAAGGCAAGCGTGAAACATAAAATGTACGTTTAACACTTTTTAACGTTATATTATTGCATATAATATAAAGAAAACAGGGTGCGCCCCCCTGAGAATTGACTATTTGACGGCATAGTCACCTCTTTTAAAAATTTTTTCTTCCGATTTTTGACTTTGTGTAAACTTATGTTCCCATTTGTTAAAAACTGTAAACTTGTATATTTATGTATATTCAGTTTTGTTAACTTCCTGGCGGTTGAAACTGGGAAGTGGAACATCTCTTTGTCGCCGAATAGCTATGTATATTTATTATACACTCGATGTAGGATAAAAATGCACCAAAAACCTCGTATTTACGGGAGTTTGTGTATGATTGTAGAACTTATTTTGTACCTTCGTTTCAGAGGCATGTGAGGATAGGGGTTGAGAACCTTATCATACACTACCTACACAAACCCCGTGTTTATCGGGGATTTGGCTGCATTTGGAACCTACATTAATCGTTCATTTTCTGTTAATCGGAATTGACCGTCTCTACGGACTGGTTTTATCAGATGCAAAAGTAGTAAAATTAATTGTAAAAGTATGGGAAACGGAATGGAAAACCTCATGGAAAGACTTGAAAAAGAGTTGGAGGAGGAAAAGATGGCGAGGATTAAGCGCCGCAGATGGCGCAGGCGTTTCATGTTGTTGATGGTATTCGGAGTGATAATGTTTTCTATTTCTGCCGTAACGGCTGCATTCACCAAGTCATTGGTAGCTGGATTTATGGTACTGGGTCTTGTATGTATGCTCTCATATCCGCTTTATCAATTATATAACGAATGTGAATTATAAAGTCGGGAATTACAGAGGATAGCATGTTTAGTATGCCGATAAAAGAAGTTATAGGTTATTTTAAAATAATGGTTTAAATGAAGAAAAAAAATAAAAATAGACGAATACTCTACGGGTATCACAATTTGCGCGAGTTATCGGAAAGAGCTTTGCGAAATCTTGATGGAGCGATGGATAATGCCCATGATGTAGCTGTGATGCGCTATGTGTTGTTGCAGTTCGCTAATTGGTTCAAGACTGACTTCAAGAAACTGCCACTATTCGAGAGCGACCCGTTTGTTGACGACTGGTGTAACGGTATGGCGAGGAATATATACCGTTATATGTCAGACATTACAAAGAAACAAGAAGGTAAAAACAAGAACGAGATATGAAACAGGAGTTATTGGATGATTTGCAGCGTCTGCTGAAATGCCCTATACCAAAGGTGCAGTATGCCGGTGATGGTGCTCTTCACGCATGGTACTGCGAGGCGCAGGAGTTGAAAGAGCGTATAAAATCGGGAGAGCCTATAGACATACAATGGGTGACTCGTCCTCTCAATGTGCTTGTGGTATCTGGTGACGGCACGCTGCCTGACGGTGGTAAGTATGGTTGTTGCAATTTTTTGCGTCATCCACGTCAATATTACGATGCGGCAATAATCTTTCGTTACTTTGTGTTTGCCATTGTTGTTTATCACAGCAATAACAACCCTACGGAGGGCGATATAGATGCCTACGAGCTTGCGATGCGTGAGATGGAGGAGATATGGGTGCCGTTCAAAGAAAGGAGTAACAGTGATTGAGAAAGAAGATATTAAGATAGGTTTAGAGTTCATTCTTCCGATCAGATTGAGAGAATACGAAGAAGAGGTGGCAAGATTTCGTCATCGTCAAATAATGGGCGAAGACTGTCCTGTATTACCGAGGTACAGGACAGATTTAGAGACTCTTGAAGGATTTAAAATCATTGCAACCGTAGGTCGTCCTTTTTTTTAAGGTTGTAGATAGTCCGAGAGAGTATTTTGAGACCTCCTCTAAACCTCATCATTTAGGATCCTTTGTAAGAGTAACTTGTGACGAGATTGAAAATGAGGTATTTTACCTTTCAACTAAAGATATTGTGGAGCGTGGTGAGACATTAATATAGAAAAAGGTTGAATCAAAGAAAGGAGTAGTAACAATGATTAACAGAGAGGACATAAAGGAGGAAGTATCAAGTGGCGAGCTTTTGTGTTGCCACGGATATGTGTGAATCCATCCAGTATCTGACAACGCTGAAAACTCCGCACGGAGACAAAAACTATGTAACGCCCAAAGTACCGCTTTTCGAGGTGTGCGGCGGTCCGAAGCTGATAAGCTCCGCTGACAAGAAAGACCCGCATTGCGCATGGGTCGGCGAGTACATCAAGGTGCGCAGCGATGCGCTCGGGAAGAAACCGCTCTACATATCACTGGGCGACGTGATGCAACACGGAAGACGTGCCATCGACGCTAATCTCTGCCATATTTTCAGTACAGAGAACCCGAAGAACGACTGGGCGTACAACTTTATTTGTGGTGGCAGTCGCAGCGGCGGAAAAAAATACCGTATGGAGCATTACGGATGTTCCCTTGATCCGATTGACGTTCTTTCAAAGCTTTCCGCGTTTACTGAACAGCCAACTGGAGATGCCGATGCGTTCCGCGACATTACCAACGGCATGTACGACACCTTCAAGGCGAAGAATCACGACTACGGCAATAGCTTCTCGGAATTGTTTGCGGAGTGCGGTATGACATACGCCTACGGGCACCTGTCCGAGAAGCTAAAGCGCGTGAAGTCTCTGATGTCTGACGAGGCGAAGGTGAAGGACGAGAGTATGAGAGACTCATTGCTTGACCTTGCGAACTATGCGATACTTACAATCATGGAACTTGACAAAACAAGTATGCCGAAAAATGCTCCGGCTGAGGAGAAGTACGACTGGTATGGGTCGCCTGCGAATATCGAACGGATATTACAAAGAGAGTTCAACAATGAAATGCAGAAAAATGACTAAGGACTGGAACGGAAACGGCAAGAGCACCTTCATAACAATCGGTGCGAGCAATCACACGGACAAGGAGCGTGAGGAGCACGATTTCTACGCTACGAGCCCTGTTGCGATTGACAGACTTGTCCGCAACTTCGAGCTGCCGAAGAAGATTTGGGAGTGCGCTTGTGGTACTGGATGCTTGTCAGAGCGTCTTATTGAGTTCGGGCACGATGTCGTGAGCACCGACCTTATAGACCGGGGGTACGGCGATGTGCAGGACTTCTTTAAAGCGGATACGATGCCCGACAGCTGCAAGTGCATACTGACCAACCCACCCTACAAGTACGCATCGGAGTTCGTGCTGCACTCGCTTGGCTTGCTTCCTAACGGAGGCTTGTGTGTGATGTTTCTCAAGACAACATTCCTGGAGGGTCAGAAACGCTACGAGAGTCTCTATAAGAACACGCCGCCTAAGTATGTACTGCAATTCTCAAAGAGAGTGCTGTGCGCAAAGAACGGCAAGTTCGCTGCAATGCGCAATGGTGGCGGTAGTGCAGTCAGCTACGCATGGTTTGTATGGCAGAAAGGTTACAACGGAGAAACAACCGTAAAATGGATATGAGCAAAAACAGATACCGCAACAAAGCACCCTACTCCACCCTGCATCCCGACGCAAGACATTGGACTCGCAAGGGGAACTCGTGGAAGCAGAAGATTGGCTACGATACCGAGGATGAGGCATGGGAGTTTCTTGAGCAGAACCCGAAGCTGAAAACAATGGGAGAACGTCCGTATTTCTGCGAACTGTGCTCTAAGTGGCATATCGGAAGGTTGCACAAATAAATATTGAGGATATGAACGTGAAAAGATGGTTGAATGACTGGAGTGCAGAAATGTGTTTTTTATCACTTTTTGCCTTAGCGGTTTTAATCTTTGGTTTTGTTATTTGGCAAAGTGAAAAATACAAGAACGGCGGATTTGTTAAAGACGATACGGTATGGTATTCTGCAACCATTGTTATCCATTACCCTGACAAAGCGGATAGCATAAACATCCGTACATGCAGGGTTCCGTATGTTCGTGTCGGGAGAGGGTGGAATAGCTTGAACTATACAGATCCGTTAGGGTATCATTATATCAAATCTATTGCGCCAATAGAAATAGTTGACATAGTTAAAATAAAATAGTTGAGATATGAAGAAGTTTTTATTATTTGCATTAGTTGCGGTGGTGTCGCTATTGGCATCGTGTAGCAGGAGTCAGAGATTCCAAGGAGGCAATCGTAAGTTGTACGACACTATTACGGTTTACTCTGTCGATAAAATCGTAGAAACGTCTGGTAACAAAGAATCGTTTGGTACAGAGACCTATTATCTTGTGGCTACAGATAAGGGAGCGTATCGTATAGATTTGTATGGAGTCTGGGGTAATGCCCAACTCGTTGGAGTTATAAAACAAGGTAGGACATATATCGTTAAAACACAATGGTTTGATGCTCCAATCATTAAGGAATACAAGCGTATAACTAAGCTAATTCGTGAATTATGAAGAAGAAAGGATATTACGAATATACACCGCAGATTTACCCAAGGAAACTTTGGGTGATGTACAATACGTCGGAAGAAGAAATAGACAAATGCTTTACCAACATGAAAGGCGAGCCTCTTGTTCACAACGGCGAGCCTATGAGTGAAGGAAACTACGGAGGTATGGTTTATGACGAATGTATGAGTAAGGCAGGGAAATACTTCGGTAATCTCGTTGTCTTTCCAAAGAAGAATATGACTATGAAAAATATCTGCCATGAGGCATATCATGTTCTATCGTCTATCAACGATGCGTGCGACTTGGAAAGGATGTATAACGGCAGAAATGAGCACCAGGCATACCTTATGGGTTGGATATGTAATTGTATCAACAACGCTCGTTTGGGAGTCGGTGATTTTATAGAAATTAAAGACAAGGAGGAATAGCTTATGTTTTTGGGATTTGAAAACTATCGCGACATTGATGTGCTAAAAGGAAAAACACTCGTTGAGGTCGAGAGAAGCCATTATGACTCAAACGATGCTTTGTTTTTCAAAACCGCTGATGGAGAATTTTACATTATGACGCACCACCAAGAGTGTTGCGAGAATGTATATATAGATGATATTTGCGGTGATTTCGCTGATTTGCTGAATGAGGAAATACTGACAGCGGAAGAGTTAAACAACGACTATCCTGTAGATGAAGAATGTATTGAAGATACTTATACTTGGACATTTTATCATTTAGCAACGTTCCATGGGGATGTCAATATTCGATGGTTTGGAACAAGTAACGGCTATTACTCCGAGAGTGCGGAATTTTACAAAATTAGTGAGGAAGATTATAATGTTCATGTAAATAAGAACAGCTTATGATTAAGAAAGGAGATAAACGCAAGAAGCATTATAAGTGCAAGGACTGCGCAATGTTTGCGGACGAGGATGCAGATAGCGCACCCTATTGCCTCGCCAAAGACTTCTACACGTTCGTAATGGGCGAAGATGAGGCTTGTGAGGAGTTTGTAAAGTGGAACGGTAAGAAATAATAAACAAAAACAAAATGGAAAGAGAGAAGATAGTAATAGAACTTTGTGGCGGCAGGATGCCTGAAAAGGCGCACGATGCCGATGCAGCGTATAATGTGTTCACCAAGGAAGACGTAAAAGTGCTCGACTATGAGCGCTATGCAATACCGCTCGGCTTCAAAATACAACTACCCAAACACCTTGCAGCGGTTATACAACCAAGAAGCGGAATGTCTGCAAAAGGTATGCCCTCCCAAAAGATGTGGAATGGCGAAATCATTAAAGAAAAGCGAATTGATGCCGATGTTGAACTTGGCTTGATAGATAGCGGCTATACCGGCGAGGTGAAAGCAATCGTGAAAACCTTGGGTATAGGTGCTTTTACGTCAGGAGACATTTTTATCCCTGCCGGCACAAAGATAGCACAGATGCGCATTGTGGAGATACCGAATACGGAACTTGTGAGCGGTGTCATCAAAATTCAAGAAAATGATGACAAGAAGCGTGGCGACAACGGTTTTAATTCAACAGGAGTAAAATAATATGGCAAGCAAGACATACATCGGCATAGACCCTGGCTCAAAGGGTTTCATAGCAGTAATGCACCCTGACGGCACGCGCGAGTATTGCTCCTTACAGGATTGTGACTATCACGATATTGCGCTGTTTCTGAAAAACATCAAGACGGTGTGCGAGGAAAATTGCGTGTGCTGTATGGAGGAGATACACGCCATCTTCGGTTCGTCGGCAAAGTCCACGTTCTCGTTCGGAGAAACGTTCGGAGTACTGCAAGGTCTGTTGATAGCGCTTGAGATACCCTATCATCTTGTACCTCCGAAGACTTGGCAGAAGGAGATTTGGATAAGTCACGATAAGGTTGTCAAGAGTTATTGCGGAAAGAAAAGCACTGACAACAAGGCGACATCCATCAACGCCGCAAGACGACTGTTTCCGACCGAAGATTTTAGGCGTACAAGCAAGTGCAAGAACGTAGACGATAACAAGTGCGACGCAACGCTGATATGCGAATACGGGCGAAGGAAAAGCCTTTAAAGAAGATAAAAACATTGTTTAACTAAATAAGTATAGATATGGATTTTGGAAAGAAGTTATATTGTGGCAATTTTGTGGTTACAAAGAAGTCGCGCAGTCTAAGTAAGCAGGAGTTGAAAGAACTCCGCGACAAGGAAGGTATCCGTGAGGATGTCCGCAAGCATCTGACACGAGGCTCGCTTCCGTACATTTGCGTCGAAACGGTCGGCGGCGGATGGAAGGTGGAGTTTGGCATCGGCACGACGATGTTCGAAGCAATCGACGCGCTCGGCATGGTTCGTGACGAGAAAGGCGATTGGCGCACTCACGGAACGGAAGGCAAGAACGCAGAGGCTATCTTTACCGGCATGTTCGTTGATACTACCGTCGTTGGTGATGCGGAGTATCAGACAGCAAAGATGAAAGCCATGAGCGAGTATATAGAACGAAACACAAAGCATGACAACGAACAGCTATGGGTGGAAAAGTAGAGAAGCTTTCGGCTAAGATGAAGTCGCAGGCAGTCGGCTTGGGTCTGTGCCAGCAATGGACTGACGAATGGGCCGACGGCACGTCGAAAGACGAGCTTGTCGAGAAGTTTGTCAGAGGCATTGACTTCTGCATAGAACACAACTTTCCGTCATGCGAAGTGATACGGAAGGAGTTCGGAGATGTCATTCACGACCACGGCGTGTACGTGGACGAGAACGTGATTGCGGACGACAAGCCGACGGTGATATTAAACGGAGAGTGCGTCGCAGGACTGACCTACTCTGGCAAGAGCTGCGGCGACATATATGTAAGGCATGACTGCGAGGCGACTGTATTTGTAAACGGCCTTGCGAGAGCGTTTATCAACATGTACGACAATGCGGAGGTGGAAGTGTATTGCGAAGAGGGTGCAAAGGCTTTCGTCTATCTGCACGGCGGCAGGGTCAGAAAGACGCGAGGTGATGTCACAATTAGAGAAAAACACAAGGAGAAGGAAGAATGAAAAGAAGTAGTGGTGAGGCGATAGATTCGCTGTACGGGCAGTTGAAGGCGTTGAGTGCAGACGCGAAGTACGGCTTTGGTATGTACAGAACAGACTGGGGTAAGGTGAACAGCGAGAGCTGGAACAGGCTCCTGGTGGGCTTTTGCAAGAGTATCAGGGAACTTGCCAAGGACTGCCCTGTAAAATATTTTGCAGGAGCGTTCTATACGTTCAACGGAAAGATATACGAGGTGGTGGAGCCGATTGTTGTGGAGCAGGCTTACCAGTTGCTTATGGAGGACTTGTTCATAGCACCCGTGCTCGGTCGTTCCACAATCAGAAAAGAGTCGTTCATCGACACCATCAAGAACTACAACGTGCTTGTTCCGCAGTTCGACGTTGTGGCGTTCGCCAACGGTGTTGTTGACTTCGGTCTTGCGCGTGTGGCTCCTACGGCGATGCCATTCTCTCCGCATTATCATGTGACTTACTATCATCCGTACAACTTCGATCCGAAAGCGAAGTGCAAGAAATGGGAGAGATTCCTGCTTGATGTGCTGCCCGACAAGGACTCGCGTGACATCTTGCAGATGTTCATGGGTCTCGGCTTGGTGCAGCGCGGTGACGCATACAATCCGTATGAAGGTAAAATGTCCGACAAAATAGAGCTGTGCCTTATGCTTATCGGTAGCGGAGCAAACGGAAAGAGTGTGATATTTGAGGTTATGTGCGCCCTGTTCGGCAAAGACCGCATATCAAAAATGGACTATGCGGAACTTACCGCTGACGGTGACGAGGGCATGAGAGGGCGCTACCCTATCCGTAACGCCATCTTCAACTGGTCTTCCGACTCCGACCCGAAGAAGTTCGGACGCAAGAATACTGGTATGTTCAAGAGGCTTGTGAGCGGAGAGCCCGTACCGTACAGAAAGCTGGGCGAGAACGTACTGGAGTCAAAGAGCCTTCCATACCTCATCTTCAATCTCAACGAGCTTCCGTTCCCCGAGGATGTCACGCTCGGCTTTATCAGACGCTTGCAGTATGTCAGCTTCGACGTTACAATCCCCAAGGAGAAGCAGAATCCGCGTCTTGCGGCGGAGATTATCAAGGAGGAGCTTTCAGGTGTGTTCAACTGGGTTCTTAAAGGCGAGCGTATGTTGAGAGAGCGCAAGTTTCAGTTTCCGTCTGCGGAAGGTTCGCGCAAGCAGCTCATTCTTTCATATCTCGGCACACAGCCCGTGCTGGCATGGCTAAAGGCGTATGAGATACGCTGTGACAAGGGAACGAAGGGCGAGATACCAGTTTGGATAAACGCCAAGACGCTGTATGACAGCTTCAGACAGTTCTGTGAGGATAACAATCTTGAGGAAAAGGAGATACCGTCACAACAGAAGTTTGGCAGAGTGATGTGGAACTCCTGCAAGTTCTACAAGAAGCGCACGCCAAGCGGAGTTATCTACGAGACATACGGCATCACGGAAGCAGACCTTGCGGAGCACTTCCTCATATCCAACATGAAGAGCGCGGAAGAGACGCATGAATACAGCTTTATCAAGGACGACCTGCCTGCAAAGAAAGAAGAGTAAACAGAGATAGTTATGGAAGAGTGTATCATTAAAATCATCGAAGATAAGTATGCTCTCGAAATGGGCCTGCGTATCATCATGGAGACGGCAGAAAGAAAGGCACTTCCAGAAGAGGTTTTTCTGCCGACCTTCAATGACAGTTTGATTGAAGAAACGTTCATGGCGACGCTTGAAAAGGTTGCCGGCAAGAAGTACAAGTAGAAACAGGAATAGCCTTGCAGTAATCTCTTTGCTGCAAGGCTATTCCTGTATTTATTTATCTTTCTTGTTTTTATAAAGAAGGCAATTTTTGCACGAAGTGGGATAGTTGATTGGTACATAGTAGTGAACCGTATTGTTCTCCACATCTATCTCATCCTGCTTGATTTTGTTATAGTCCGCCTCAAGCGACACAATCTTCAGCCAGTCAGGAGAGCCTTTCTTGGCTTTCTTTTCAGCAGCTACCAGCTTGCGCAGAATGGATTCCTTTGAAGTTTCCTTTGCAAGTTCCTCTGCGGTTATCTCGTCGTTCCTGGGCGAGTTTGTGCCCTGTACATCCGCGATGCGCGCCTGAACTGAGTCGAGTGCTTCGAGCTTCTCAATCTCGCGAAGCAGTTCGGCTTTGGCCCAGTTTAGACCCTGGCCTTGGAAGGCTACATTCCAAGCGTCGCCTTTACCCCACCCTGCCGCACGCAGGTCGGCATATATAAGATATGAAATATCCGCCATGTTGTACTGCTTTTTCAACTTGTACATATAGGCAGACAATGTGTATTCTGACATAATTACTCCTCCTCTTTTTTGTAAACAAATTTAACATAGCAAACGCACCTGTAGTGCAGTGGCGGGAACGGGTCTCCGAAGTGGTGCAGATACGTTGTCTCATCATCGCAGTGCGCGCACGGATACGAACTTCCTCGAAAGATATAGTAGCCTATCGCCCCATGTTCCTTGCCGTACTGCTGTTCAGCTCTACCCCATGCGACGGCTACCATTTGTCGCGCATTGCGGACGATGTTCTGATACGCCGAATGAAATACGCCCTTGCCGTATGAAGGCGTGGCGATGTTTATATCCTCCTTTCTTGCCTTCGTGATTACGGACGTGGTGTACGGGTCTTTATATCCAGTACGTATTGCGGACATGAGCTGCGAGTCGGTGTATTTCATCAATACGCCAGCCTTGCACATACGCACCATGTCCTCCGCAAAGTTTTTCAGATAACTGGTGGTTCGCTCCATTGATGTCTTGCCGAACACCTTTGACACAAGAAAGGCTTCCGTGCTCTCCGTGCCGATATTCAATATCGAGCACGCGGTCTTGGCACAGACAGCAATGTCATTTTCTATTCCGTCAGCAACGCCTAACGCAATGCGCTGTGAGGCCGCAATAAACCCATTCTCGTTTGTCAGTGTCGCTCCCCTCCTGTATTTGGAAGCGAGCGACACTATCTCACGGGCAACCTTAAACAGTCGCTTCTGTACGCGCGACTCGCAGGCTATCTGCGCTTTGGTTCTATTAAGTGCGTATTCCTGTGACTCCATGAATTACTTTTTTAGATTCTCATCCCAGTTGTTGCGTCCAGGATAATTGCCGTTCTCGTCCCATGCCTTGTCAGACCTCTTCGGTCTGCCTCTTTTGCCGCGACCAGTGTTGATGTCGTCGCCAGGCTGCTGATTGTTAATTTTTGCAAGCGCTTCCTCCTGCTCGATGTTGTTCTCAACCTGTGCCTCCTGGCGTTGGATGTCGATGAGCAAGTCCTGCTGGTCTTCCTCTTTCTGCTCGCGCATGATACGAGTAAACTCGTCGTTCTTCGAGAACTTGGAATTGCGCTCAGAAGCAGTCTGCTTCGAGAGGAATTTGTTCTGAACCGCAGTGGCCAGGTTAGTGATAAGCTCAGTGTCGTTCTGATGGATATAGCTCTCAATCCACGCATTGACCGGCAGTGCAACCATTGAGGCCATACAGTTGTTCTCCGTTCCGATACCAAACTTAGTTATACGCACCAACTGGTCGAGGAACGGCTGCAATCTCTGTGCGTCGTTCATGGCAGCTTCGAGGGCTGGAGAATACAGCAGCTTGATTGCAACGCCCGGCAGGTCTCCCGATTTGAGTTCGGGCGGCTTCACGGTAAACGAAAGCTCGTAGATGAGGTCATAAGACTTGTTGAGCTGTGTAGCGAAGGCGTTTGACGCGTCCGTGCCATTGAGGAACTCCGCCTTGCCGTCCGTGTCGGTAATCATGATCGTCTTAGCAGCGCCGTTCGTATCGCCCTTTATCTCTATCTCATCCCCCTCGCCGGTAAGCGTAAGTATCGGGAAGGCATACGCCTTGTTGTTCTCGCAGAGATACGAGAACGCCTCCTCATAATCCTCGATGTTGCGCTGTACGGCAGACCAGCAAGGGCCGTCCTCGTTGCGGGCGTATGCTACAGGTATGAACGGGAAGCCGTGTCGTTTCTCCTCGACGCAGGCATATTCGGACGCACCGAAGATAGACGCGACCTTTCTAATGGCATTTCTCGCAGTGCCTCCCGACAGGTCTTTCTTGAAGCGGTAGAACTTTTCCTTGTCCCATGCTTCAACCCACTCGATGCGCTCCTCTCCTTCCTCGTCATAGTCCACATACTTGCGTGCAAACGCAATCAGTTCGCCGGTAAGCGGGTCGTGTCTCGGAAACAGCGTGTCGCCACGGTCGAACGAGAGTGTTCTCGTTCCGAATTTGCCGTCGCCGTCGAAATAGCCTACAATGGCACAGTCTGCAACCTTCATGTATGCAGATACCGCCTCGAAGAAGCGTATCTCCATATCGTGCATGAGCCAGCCCTTCTTGTATTTCGTGAGCAGCTCTTGTAGTTTCTCTTCGCTACCTTCTTCGGTTCCCTCCGCAAGCTCGAACTGAATATCGTTGCCAGTCACATGAAGAACGTGCTTGGTGTAAATAACCTGCTGAAAGGCAAACGCGGTGCGCTGAATTTTCTGCACGCACCAAAGTCCCGTTTCCGGGTTCTTCTTCCAGATGTCGGGATATTGCTGCGGGTCGCAAATCCTATGTCCTGACGGATAGAACTCGCGCAAGAAGTCCTGCTGTGTTTTGATGTTGCGATACAGCACATCCGCAGGCATACAAGGGTCTTCGTTCTCGGAAAACTCACGGTCTATAATTCCGTGTTTCATATAACCCTTCGGGGTTACTTCGTAAAACGGCTTTCGGACGAGCAGCTCCCGCACGTCCTTTACATTGTTCAAAGCATCCATAGTCCTTTTATCTTTTTGTGTTTCTTTTTAGTTAAGCTGAAAATCATTATATATAGCCATGACTCGAAGAAGTCGGGCGAGTGCCCTACGTACCGTTTAGCCATCTTCTTAGGCAGTAGCTTGAAGCCTCTGTCGTCGCTGTTGTCGTCGCGGCGCAGCATCTTTCTCTCCTTCTGTAAAATCTGACGCAGCGGCACCTTGTCAAATCCGTCTCCCGAATACTTGCGTTCAAGCAGCGAAGACTCTATCGAGATTTGTTTTTCCTTTATCATCTTGTAGAACAGGAAGGCGCATTGTGATTTAAGGTCTTTGTACAGGAACTTGATGCCCTTTTCTTCCTGGTGTGTCATAGCGACAGGTGCTGCCTGGTTGTTGAACGGTACGGCATCGGCAAAGAAACCTTTGAAATACTGACCGATACCCTGCAAGTCGTAAGTGAAGTTGCACTCCTCCACTCCCCATTCACGCAGCTTCGCCTGCACCGCAGACACGAGCGTTTGAGAGTCGAGTCGCATTACTACAAGGTCTTTGCAGTGCCATCCCTCCCACAGCCACATCACAAAGTTGTCGCCGCCGGTGAAGGCAATGTCGGCGGATGCACGCCGCACTCCATCTCCGACCTGTACGGCATTGTCGAATATTTCTTCGAGGTCTGCCATCTTTATCATGTCGTCGCCTGCGGACTTCCAGTTCCAGTTGGCTTCGAGGTCGCGCATACGTTGCTCCTCGTCCTGTTGTGCAAGGTTGGCGAGATATGATGCGTCGGTAGAGATAAGTTTGATGTTTTCCGATACGTCGGCACGAATGAATGTGGCGGATTTGATGAACATTTCGAGCTTGGTATATCCGAGTTCGGCATAGCTTTCTTTCCACAGCTTATCTATGATACCTCCGCATTGTTCGTAAACCTCCTCTCGCGTATCTCCCCAATAGATTGAGTCGGGAGTATCTCCGTCCATGAAGCAGTAGCGTATGACTCCGTCACGCTCGGGGATAATGTATCCATCCTCGTCTACCCACCAGTCTATGAATTTGCGCACCCACGACTCAGGATCAGGGTTGCACGTTATCCAGAAGCGGTTGCGGATTTGCGAGGCGTTACGGTTGTTGGTAAGCAGATACTTGAACTTCTTGTACGGACACTGGGTTCCCTCGTCGATGCACACGTATGCGAACTGACGGCCCTGGAAGCGGGTCTTGAAGTCCTGGTACGAGCCTGCGTAGTATGAGAATTTTAGCCAGCCTCCGTTGGTGAAGTTCCACGTCATATCATTCTGCGACTTGTTGTATGTGCCGAACTGCGAGAAGAGCTTGTACGAGTCCGTTACAAGCGATTGAAGGTCATCCTTCTCGTTACGCAGGATTGTTGCATGGAACTCAGGGTTCTTGATGTCTTTCAACACCTCCATGAGAGAACTAAAACTCTTACTACCTCCTCGCGAGCCTCCGACTATCTTAATATCAGCATCAATGGCAAGCATACGCTCCTGTCCGCCACGTTGAGCGATAATCTTCAACCTGTCGGGATGCTTCTTGTCTTTATCTCTTAGTGATTGAATGTACTCTTGAGTGTAAATAGGCTCTCCGTTATCCAATTTCAACCCTGAAAAACAACTTTTCTGCATATATACAAAATATTTATGCAAATATATCGAAAATATTTGGTTAATTGTATATTTATTCATATTTTTGCGAAAGAAAAACGTATATTTATACATTAATGGTAGAAGAACTACCGGAAACCAACACTAAAACTTTTATATATGACAGTAGAAGAACTGCTTTCATTGGTGAACAAGGAGGTTGATACCACCAAGTTCAAAGCACTTAGCCAGAAAACCATTAACGAAGAACTTAATGACGTACTGGATGAATTTGGTGACGACGAGGCTGCGAACGCCAAGACAGTTACCAAGGTAGCAAACCGACTCAAGCGCATGGACGGCAATCTGCACAAGAATGTCTCTGACGAGATTAAGAAAAGCAGAGAGGAAGCCGAACGCAAGAAGAAGGAAGAGGAGGAGCGCAATGGAAAGAAGAGCGAGGAGGACAAGCCCGACGACAAGTACGACAAGCTGCTCGCAAAGCTCGAAGCCCTCGAAAAGGCAAATGAGGAGCGCGACAAGAAGGCATCAAGAGCCGCTACAATCGAAGCGGTCAGAAAGGGCTTGAAGGATAAGTTTGACAAGGCAAAGCTCGAACTTAACGATTTCTTTCTTGACACTGCAATCTCCAAACTTGAAATTCCCGACCATGATGCCGATGTAATCGACCTGGTTTCAAAGGCAGAGGGTATTTACACTACCGACTTCAAGCGTGCTACAGGCAACACTGCTATACCGCACAAGGGCAGCGGCTCTTCTTCTGGCGGCGGCAAGACAATCCGTGACGACGAGTGGGATGACATCATCGAACCGAAAGAAAAGTAAACATTTTAATTTTTAAGGTAAAAAGTTATGGATAACAACAAGGATTACTACGGACAGATGATGGCGCAGGGTGCAGTCAATGCTACTGGCGCTGTAATCTTGCAGTCAGAAATGACTATCGGCGGTCAGCGTCATGTGTTTGTTGACCTGCCTGGCGCCGTTAAGGAAGCGTTCCGTCGCCCTCCGATTGGCGGTGTCCTGAAAAACCCGTTCCCTGGCCCAGCCAAGATTTATGCCGGCGACCTCATCGAGCACAGCCTCGGTTTTGCGGACAACAGCGGCGGCACAATCAAGGTGCTCAAGAGCTATGAGGTGGCTAAGGCTACCACTGCTGCTACGGATACAGCCATCTACATCACACGCGACGGCTATCACCACATTCCGTTTGTGGGTGACAATCTCATGGTTGGCCCGAAGGACTTCAAGACAAAGGGTAAGGGTGTGCTCGTTACTGCGGTTGAAAATGACGTACAGGACGGCAAGGATGTTTGGAAAGTTACACTCGCAGAAACTCTCGGCTCCCTTACCGCCGGTACAGTTCTCGTGGAGGCGGAAAAGGCAGGCGCAACTGTTTCTGCCATGGTTACTAACCCGAACTGCTTCGCTCCATGCGACGTTGACATGCCGTTCCACGCATTGGCTGGCAGTGACAAGTTCTATGCTCCGCGCTACCTCAACGACTTCTGTCTGCTCGGCACTGACGTGGTTATGTGGAAGTCACGCATGAGCCCAATTCCGCCAGCTGTAGAGGCGATGAACAAGAGCCGCTACGCAGAGTGGTGGTACGCAGAGAACTAATCGGAAAAACATACAACACAAAAACGAAAAGATATGCCAAAGTTTGATTTTAATAATTCCCGAAAGGCGCGTTTCTTCAGCGACCCAGAGAATACAAGATACTTGCAGAAGTTTATCGACAAGAAGGACATCTTCCATGTAAACTACGGCTGGTATCTCACACAGGGTACTATCGCGCCCGACCTCACGCCTACCAACCATAAGGGCGTGGCTACATTCTCAGTGGAGGCATCCGCTTTGCACGCTGCAACGCTCGCCAACCTCCGTGCTCCGCTCGCAGGTTCGTTCCAGAAGGACAAGGGCGCATTGGCAGTTTATTCTGCCACTATTCCCGACTTCATTACCGACGGCTTCAAGGAAACCGCAGAGGAGCGCAACTACCGCGAGAAGCAGTTTGAGGAGTTTGGTAACGACAGTGACCTCGTAAAGCAGTGGCGCAATGACACCCAGGAGTTGATGGACTCTCTCGACATGACCATGAACTACATGGTGGCAAAGCTGGCTACAACCGGCGAGCTTGACTATACAGGCATCGCCCGCGGTATTCAGATTCCGCTTCACAAGGTGCCAATTCCAAAGGAGAATTTCAGAAAGTGCGGCAAGCTCGAATGGGCTAACGTTGACTGCAACATCCTCGAACAGATGCGCAAGATTGAGAGCGAGTGGCGCAAGGAGTTCGGTCAGAACCGCCTTGCCCTCGTATGGCAGATGACCTACGACACCTTCTACAACACCTTCCTTGGCAACAAGCAGATTAAGGAGCTGTACATCAACTGGTGCAAGGCCCACTACGTTGCTTATGTTGAGGACTACGGCGTGAACACAGAGATGTTCCTCAAGGCGTTCGCCGACATCCAGGGTATCTCACGCATCGAGATTATTGACGAGGAGGAGCGCAACCTCAAGTTCGACGGCTCGGTTGTCAAGGTTAAGGGCTGGGATGACAACATCGTTGTTCTCCGTCCTGCCGGTAATGCTTTCGAGTACGAGCGCAAGCAGGTTGCTGACAAGCCGATGTTCGAGAAGTACGGAAACAATATCGTTCAGAAGGTGTTCGCGCAGACAAACAAGGGTCTCGGCCTGCTCTGCAACTCTACAATCGCCAACGGCGACTACATGGAGTGGCATACCGACCTCATGTTTGCCGCAGTACCGGCGATGCTCGACTTCCCGTACCGTTGGATTATCGACATCACCAAGAAGGGCGAAGGCGTAGCTGCCTAAACACAAAAGCTATCCGTCCTCATGTAGCTGCAATCGGCTGCATTTGGACGGATAGCGTAAACAATCTCTGATTTAACTCGAATCGAATTAGCGCATGAAGAAAGGCAATAATATATATACATTGGAGGATGCTCTGTTCAGCAAGGTGCGTTTCAATATACCCGACGACACAGTGCATACAATCCTCATTGAAAGGGCGTTGGACGGGAGCATGGCGTATGCTGACGCTAACCGTGATGACGTTCGCCTTGCCTATGCCGATATTCTAAAATGGCTTGTTCTCGGCCCGAGCAAGATGAACAACACTTCCGACTCTGATAACGGATGGAGCCATACGGAAGGTGGTTTTGAAATATCCGAGCGTGACCGTGCGGAACTCAAGGCGGAAGCCAACGCAATCTATGCGGAGCTTGAGCCAGGTTCGATGTTAAAGAAGAAGTCGTCGTTCAGAATAACCTCTCATGGCGTGAAGCGTGCCGACATTTCGGCGTTCGGCTGTCCGCTTCCTCACATTATAAAATAAGGATGTATGAGAAAGGCAAATATCAGAAACCCGAGATACCCTCACACGATAAAAATCGTCAGGGTACTTATTGGCAAGGCGGACGAAAACGATCCGTTTGCTGATGATGACGCAAAGGTCGGCGATGACACAGAGATTGTTATCTACGAAGGCGAGGGCCGCAGCTATACCGATACGACTACCGAGGGCGGTAAGAATGTCGACGAGAACAAGAGGAAGGTATCAATTCCTGTCAGATATGACGAATGGGATGCTGGCAGATGTCCTCTTGATGGCGACATGATTTACGCAACGGTCGGCAACAACGCCGAGGTCGGAATGGTGAAGGACTGCGAGCCTGATAATAATAGAACTGTTGTTTATTGGGACTTTACAAGGGTTTAGTGTATGGCGGGTTTAGAAGGACAGTTTCTGAATATACAGAAAAAGATACGTCAGATTGCCGTACAGAAGATGCAACAAAAAATGGATTCGGCGGCAGAAAAAGCTATAAAAGCAGCTGACAAATTGCGTGATTATGACGATGTGACTGGAAACCTCTATCGCTCAACCGCTATTGGTACATACTACAAAGGTTCATTACAGTCAATACATTACACGCCTGGCCCAGAGCCGACCCGTCTAACTCTTGCAGCGGGAGAGCGTTACAATCTCGATAGATACTACAGAAGTTCTTTCTCATACAAAGATTCGGGACGTAGGGCGTATCGGGGTCAGTATGGCGAAGGTGGAGAGAGTGGTCTGGCAGCCGCAGAAGATGCACTTTTGTATGCGGAACATGGCAAAAGCAATTCTCACATGACCTGGCAGATGAAGGTTGTAGCAGCTGTCGATTATGCGCAATTTGTAGAAACAAAGAGAGGTCACGATGTTATAACATCTTTAAGGGAATACATGGTGAGATACTTTCGTAAAATGTAACTATATGATAAGCATAAAGACACTATACTACGATGTCGGCAATGCCGTAAAAGGCATCTGTGACAAGGTTTATCCAAGAAACCGCCCGAAGTCTGTCTGCGACAGGCCCGACAGCTATATCGTTGTGTCTTTCCCGTCGAGCATCTACAACAATGAGATGAACGACGACGGCAGTTTCAACGATTATACGACTACCGCGCAGATAGAGATATATGTCCGTGACAAGACATCCGCCAGGAACCCCAATACGTTGAACGTGTCTGCGGTATCCGAGAAGGTCAGTGCGGTAATGACAAAGTTTCCAATCTCAACAGACAACATCATCGTAACCAAGCCGCGTGTCACTCTGCAAACGGACGACGGCGACGGTTTTTCGGTAACGATAATACAGGGCTCGTTAAGAACCAAATAAACGCAAAAATTAAGGTTTAACTAAAAAAGTTTTGAATTATGGCAATGAAGAAAATCGAAGAGTTGAAGGACCTCTTTGTAGGCCCTAAGACACTTTTGTACGCTAAGGCAATCACAGACCTCAGCAAGGCTACTATCGACATTACAGCAGACCTCGAACTGCCTGTTGAGGTTGACTCACTGAAGGCGACAATGGAAGACCCAACCATCAACCACTACAAGGTTATCGGTCTTGCAGGCGACTGGGCGACAACCTCCGAGCTTGGCGACTTCAACGTTGAGTTCGTTGTTCCGTCAAAGGCAAAGGATCTGCTCGCTGCGATGTTTGGCAACGATGCGGTGAGCGAACTTACAAAGGTCACTTTGAAGACCGGCGACACCGAGCTCGACGCGACAACAGGCTTTACCGGCGTTGCTCTTGAGCTTAAGAAGTTCAAAATTCAGGGCACAATCGCAATCGTTGACGATACCAAGACAAACGTCATGGTCATCACCAACATCGCCCTCTACGCTACCTTGCAGTGGGATGAAACAGGCACAAAGCCTGTTGCGTTCAAGTTCTCGGGTTCTATCGAGGGTGCCGGCAAGAAGAGTATCGCTTGGCTTACAAAGGCGGCAGCTGCTTAAAGTAAAAAGCGGCGTAACGCAATCGAATATGAAGCGGAAAGCGGCGGACTTATCAAGGGTCGCGGTTTTCCGCTTTTGTTTTTACAAGACTTAACATCAAGAAAACAGCATGGAAGAAAAGAAGATAGAACAACCCAGCGATGAATTGCAGAAGGCTCTTGACAGCGTATTGGAGGCGGAACCCGAAGCGGTTGTCTTTATGGGCAGGAAGCGCAAAATCGGTTGGCTTAAACGAGGTGCGATAAGAAAGTTTTCGCACGTCACAGCGAATGAGAAAGACGAGTGGAAGCGCGGCGTAAAGTTGTGTGCCATCGTTCTTCTTAATAATTTTTGGAAGCTGCGCTTCTTCTACTGGGCTTACTGGCGTTGGTTGTACTATATCAAGGACTTGGATGCTATCGAGGTCTTGAGAGTTGTTGACGCAGCTAAAAAAAAAGTACCATTGGTAGTGTGCTCGCTGACTACCATATTAGCGACAGGGATGACGGATCTGGCGATGACGATGACGAAGAAAGAAGTGAAAGCTATCCGAGCAGGACAAGCTGGGGGGCAGCATTCTCGTTAGCCGAAAAGTTCCCGTTCCTCTTTGCCACGCGCTACGGCATCAAGGCATACGACTACTGGTGGGGCTACACTTCGGTACAGATAGACCTCATGGTTGCAGACCAGCCCATTATTGTGTACAAGAAAGACAAGAAGCGCAACCCCGACGGTAGTGTCAAGCACACCGCAAAGGAGATGGACGACCTTTGGGATAACTGGGTAAAGAAGAAGGAGAAGGAGGGCAGTCTTGTTGGCAAGAAGATTAGCCTCTCCGATTATTTAAATAACAAAATCTAAACGATAAATATTTCAGGATATGGCAGACGGAAACGTTGGAAGTTTATGGATGAGCCTTGGACTCAAAGAAACAGTATCTAAGGAGTTGAACAAGATTGCCGATGGCATGACTGGCGTTGATGCAAAAACCAGGAAAGCGCAGGAGAATTTGCGAAAACTTGCTGATACGGATGTATCGGGGAAGAATATAAGTTTTTTGAAAAAAATTCAAAACGCTCTCGGTGATACGTCTGCCGAAGCAAAGGAGTTGCAGGCGGTATTAGGTGTGATTGGGAAAACCAAAGGTGGCTGGAAGGGTATAACGGAAGATTTAAATATAGGAAAATTACAGCAGTACGCCAAACTTGTGCGGGAACTTGAGTTCGCTCTGACTAACATTGAGTCAAAAAAGGGTTTGTCTGACTCTGGTTTTAATCTGCAAAGCACAATATATCAAAGTAGAGAAGCTATTGATGCTATTGCGTCGCTGCAAAATCATTTGAAATTTGCCGACGCACCGACAGCCAGTGGTCTAAAGGCTATTCGGCAAGAGCTCCAAGGTCTTATAAACGAAGGCACATCCCTCATTCACTCCCCCATCAAGAACTACATGCAAATCGACAAGTGGTTAAACACACTCGATGGCAAGGTAACAGACATAGAGTACAAATACATCGTAGCTACACAGGGGGTATCTAAGGAAACCAACGCCGTTGCAGATGCAGGAAAGAGAGCAGAGGAACAGACCAAGAAAAATGCAGAAGCGGTCAATGAGCAGACCAACGCCCTCAAGAAGCAGGAGGAGCAGCTAAAGGCTACCACTGCTGCACAGAAGGAAAAGAGTGCAGCAGAAAGCAAGACTGCAACTGCACCTAAGATGCAGCCATTTGTTGAGGACAAGGGGCTTAACAAAATGCTCAACGAGGCAACAGCCGCAAGAGAAAAGGACGTTGCAGCGACACAGGCACAAACATCCTACCAGCTAAAACTGAACGAAGCTCTTGATGCTTTTAAAGGTAAGGCAAGTGCGGTTCTTGGCGTTAAGGACGACAGCGGGCGTAAATATGTTGATATTCTGAACGAAGCAAATGCCGCGATTGAGAATATTAACAAAGCGAGAGCAGCGGCAATGAAGAAAGAAGGAAAAGATTTTAATCCCGAGAATTATCCCGACCCTACCCCGCGCATAAAAAAGGCCCTCGAATATCTCTCTCTGTTGCAGAGAATAGACATCGCTCAGAAACATATTTCAGAGGTCAAGGCTGCAAACCCGAACGTTGACACAAAGAATATAGAGAACGCCACAAGGCTCATTGAGAATTCCCGAAACAGACTATTATCGCTTCAGGACAAGATGTTCGGGACAGGTGCGGATAATGCCCATGTGCTCGGTATGTACGGAAAGACTTTGGCGATGACGCTCAAGGATGTGGATGCAATTATCGGCAAATTACAGAAGCCGAACCCTTTGTCCGACCTCGACGGTAATTTCTCTAAACTGGATGCGCGCATTGACGCTGTGCGTGAAAAACTCGCCAAGCTACGCGACCTTATGAACGAAGGCACGCAAAAGAGATATAATACTTCAATGTTCGGAGAGCGCATTTCTGGACTTGGCGGCGTTGTGGCACGAATGGAAGCTGCAATGTCAAACAAGAACGGAGAACTGGCGAATGTCGACAAGATGAAGCAACTCTTTAGCGATATTTCTGTCGAACTCAACAAGGCTTCGACGGCAATGCAGGCTTATGGTCGCGAAAAGGCAAAGGCGGTGGCGCAGGAGAGAGAGTTTGCCGTAGCTCCAAAGTTAAGTGCCAAAGATAAAGAAGCCGAATTGAAAGCTTTGTCGGACTACACCAAGCGTTACATGACGCTCGTTGAAGAGAAGCGTAAGGTTGCCGAGAAGGCCGGCATATCTCCGTTCTTCAAGAACGACAATGGTCTTAAAAATATCAAGGCAGAGATAGATACATTGCTTGAAAGACTCGGGAGGGTCAGAGAGGATATTGCCCTGTATCAGCACGCAATTGGAACCGGTACGAAGGAGGGTATTTCCTTCGGTCAGCAGGGCTTGAAGGAGGCCAACACTGAAGCAGAGAAGCTGATGCGTTCGATTACCAACCTTCAGAACGTTTACGACACTCTCCGTGTGAGTCAGGCAAACGTTAAGGATTTGATAGGTCAGACACCACAGAAGCAGAGACAGGATGATATTCAGAGAAGAATGTCTGATTATTATTCCAAGCTCGAAAAGGACTCTGCTCAGGCTGCGAAAGATGCGGCCAAGGCGGAGCGCGAGAGAGCTGCGGCAGAGAAGCAGAGGCAGAATGAGTTAAGGAACACAGAGCGACGATACGACTCCCTTGGCAATAAGGTTCGTCAGCTGCGTGCCGAGTTTAGTCGTGGCATTTCTCTCGGGGCCAACACGGATAAGTCATACGAGGAGATACGCCGTCTTCTCAGCATGATGCGTGTATTGCGTGCTCTTCAGGGAAGTCTTTCCTCGACGAATTGGCGGGAGCATCTGGGCAGACTCGGTAATTACGGCGCGGGACACGACGCAACGCAGGCAGGGCGAGCACTGCAAGACCAAAGAGCGATTAATGCGGCGCAAGAAAAGACAAACCGCGAGAAAGAAAAGAGTATTGATTTAGAGCGAAAGCACCAGCAGGAGATTGCAAATTCGGCGGCAAAGGTGCGTAGCGACCTTGTTCGCGCTTTTGAGCAGGCGAAAAACTCCGCCGGTGGTCTTAACTCTACAATGCAGGATTTGAAGTCCCTGGTTATGCAGGGAGGACTTGTTTATGGTATGCAGCAGTTTGCCATGAGTGTGATAAAGACTGGTGGCGAGCTTGAAAAGCAACATATCGCATTACAGAGTATCTTGGGTGATGTACAGAACGCCAACACCATGTTCTCACAAGTTAAACAGCTTGCATTACAGTCGCCGTTTACTTTCTCTGAATTAAACCGAGATGTAAAACAGTTGGCGGCTTACGGAGTAGAGTACGACCAGTTGTATGACACCACAAAGCGACTCGCAGATATGGCATCGGGTCTTGGAGTCAGCTTCGAGCGAATAGCTTTGGCGTTCGGACAGGTACGCTCTCGCGGTTGGCTTGATGGCAAGGAGCTGCGCCAGATTTCCTACGCAGGTATTCCGTTGTTACAGAAACTTTCCGAATACTATTCAAAGCGTGAAGGCCGCAAGGTGTCTACAAGCGAAGTAAAAACCCGCATATCGGGACGCGGCGTTGATTTCGAGGACGTAAAGAACGTCTTTTGGGAAATGACCGATGCGGGAGGTCAGTTCTACAACATGCAGCTTGTGCTTTCAGAAACGCTTCTTGGTAGATTCAATAAACTCAAAGATGCGTGGGAAATTATGCTTTCAGAGTTTGCAAGCGATAGCAACATCGTTGGAAGCAATCTAAAGCATATACTCGACCTTGTTACAAATCTTGTACAGGCGTTGCACACGATGGCACCTGTTGTTGTCGCGGCATTTAGCGGTTTTGCATTGAAAAGACTGCAAACCTCGCTTGGCGGTGGCATCGGTGCTGCGTTATTGTCTGGCAAAGCAAGTATGGCTTCTGATATCCAAAAGAAGGTGTTACTCGGAGAGAAAACAACAGCACAAGAACTCCGTCTGCTTGCTACAAAGAAGCTTATCACATCAGAGGATATAAAAGCACTTTCTTTAGCGAAAGCGATTAAAAAGGTCGACCTCGAAAGAATGTATATAAATGGGCAGATAAGCAGATCTATATACAAAGACGGCATGACAGATTTTGCGGGTACTGGAACCTTTGGTTCGCGCCGCAAGCTCGTAGAGGCGAGACAGAATGGTGGATGGTGGAATAAAGCGAAAGCCGCTTTTATTGGATTGCAATTAAGAACGAACGCTTACTTTACAAATCTAAAAATACAATTCGCCACTACAGGTGGTTTTTGGAGAACGTTCGCACTTAAAGGAATGTCTGCATTCGCAATACTCACAGCTGGCGCAAGGACTATGGGAGCGACATTGCTCGCTGCCGTCGGCGGATTGCCTGGCCTGATTATTACTGGCGTTACGATGGGTATATCTTATATGTACACAAAGAGTGCTGATTTAACGAACAGGATTAATCAAACAGCGAACGAAATTGAAGACCGCATAAAACAGCTAAACGACTTTTTGCGCGAAAATGACACCGCAAAGGTATTAGCCGGAGGGGATATAAAGGAGGTTGATAACCTAATTGACGCATACAAAGAAAAGCTAAAACAACTTGAGCCTTACAATTACAACAATCTTGTAATGAAGGCTGACGAGAAGCAAAGCCATGAGGAGCGTCTGAAATATCTTGATGAGGAATTAAAGAGGTTGCGTGATGCGGAGATGATTGCTAAGTCCAAAATGGGAAATCGCGATAATTATTCGGACTTTAGCGGGGCGATAACACGGTCAAACAGAAACTATGAAAGACTGGAAAAGACAACCGCCCAAAATATGAGTGACAAGGGCATGGACTTTGCATCTGCGAGAAGCGCGGCATGGAAAGGTTTACAGCCTTATCAGAAGGGCGACATGGTAAATCCGATAAAAAAGGTTATACTTAAACAATTCGGAGATATTTCTAAAGACGAAACTATGCGCCTTGCTGCGATGCAAGCCATGAGCAACATTTTTGCTTCCATGGAAATACCAGAGAGTAGAGCCAACATGATAAGAGCATCGGTCTTACAAGCATTTGGCATTGGAGATAAAGACTCATGGTTACAGGAAGAGGCTAAAAACAAACTTAGCGATTTGCTTGACAGTATTGCTCCGACTATTGCAACAAAAATACGCTCGGGGCAAACTCTCAACGAAGCCGAAAAGGCGAAAGTTGAAGAGTTGATGCAAGATGCAAAAAGAGGGCTTACAGGGCAATACCCGGAATTTGAAAAGGCTTTACAGGCACTGCTTGATGCGTCCAACTTCGAGGCTGTTATAAATCTTGTTTTTAAAGATAGTAAGTTTAATGATGTTCAAAATGAGCTTCTTGGCAATCTTCCAAAAATGCCACTTGGCGTTGGCGACCCAGAAACACAAGCGAAGAAGCAGAAATTTGCGCAATCTTGGGGAAAGGAGGGATCGTGGACTAAAGCAAGAGAAGCCGCTAACGCTGATGTAGCTGCGAAAAAGAAGGAATACGAAGCTGCAAAAAAAGCAAAATCAAAACGGCAGGATGAATTAAAAAAGGAGTGGCAGCTGGCAGAACAGACCGCAAAGGAATTAAATCTGTTCGACGCAAAGAAAGATAAGAACAAAGGCCCGAAGAAAGACTCCGCTCTTGAGTCGCTTCGTCAGCAGTTTGAAGATTTCAAGGCCGCTCGCCAGTGGTACCAGAAATACATTGGCATAGGAAACACGCAGAGCGAGGCTATAGGAAAGGTTAAGAGCCTATTCCCCAACCTCGACTGGAAGAAGATAGACCTTTCCAAGTATATGGAGAGTCTTGAGGCAATGATGCCTGGCAACAGCTTCTGGAATACCACCGACCGCAAGAAGTTTCGTACGCAAGTCAACCGCGAGAAGGCAGAGTGGCAGTACTCAGAAGTCGACAAGGTGGAATGGGAGCGCGTATCTTCAAACTTCAAGGAGGCACTGGAGAAAGGCGTGAAGCAGGCGAACTTGCAGAAAGAACTATACGAGAAGACCGGCAGTCTGGACTTCGCCAAGCTCGCCTTTCAAGACGGCGCAGTGTGGAACAAGCAGACAAGAAAGATGGCGGAGGACTTCAAGAAGAACTTCGGTCACGATGTCAACCTCGGAATGACCGAAGCCGACGCGAAGGTTCTGTATAAGGACACGCCTCTCGCTCTTGAGGCTTGGCAGAAGATAACGACCTTGGTAAAGGACAATTATGTCAAGAGCTTGCAGCAGGCTGCGGACATCATCGCACAGACAGCAAGCACGCAGGAGAAGATAGCCGCCATCTACGCCAAGTATGAAACGCCTATTGCACAAGCGGAAGAAGCGGGAAACTATGGTCTTGCTTCTCGTTACACGCGCCAACGGGACAAGGAAGTGAACTCTGCTAAGACGGAAGCCTTCAACAAGAGTAGTGACTATATCACGTTCTTCGGAGCGGTGTCGCAGCTCGGCATGGACAGGGCATCCGAAATTGCTTCGCAGATACGCGAGAACATTAACCAGGCACTTGCTGACGGAACCATTGACGCTCGCGAGTACGGCAAGCAGATACAGCAGCTTGACGAGCAGTTGAACAAACTCTCAAGTGGCAAGAAAAACTTCTTTAATTCTGGTCTTAGTGGTGTCGCCGAACAGAGAGTAAAGAACGCCAACGAGAAAATTACAGCTGGAGCGGCATTGAAGCAGGAGGGCGAGAGAATGCAGCAGGAGGCTAACACGAAGCTAATAGAAGCGTTCTCAAACTTGGATTTTGATGCTGTCGATGAAATCGTTGCTAAAATGCTTGAGGGGCATGAAAAGGAAGAAAAGGGTGACGCGAAACTCAAACAGGGTCAAAAAGAGGCTAAGGCCGCCAACGAGTTCAAGAAATCTATGGCGAATGTCAGTGTCGCAGCAAGTAAAATCAATGAAAACATCCAAAGCATTGTCGCCACGTTCAATGATATTAAGGACACAGCGAGTGCTCTTGGCGTTGATACAGAAAACGACGGATGGCAAGATGCAACGGCATTCTTTAATTCTCTCGGCGGTGTTTCAAGTTCCATTTCAAATATTATGTCTGGCAATGTCGGTGGTGTTCTTCAAGGAGTTGTTGGCATCTTCACCTCTCCATTTAAGGCATTTGCTGCGGCGCACGATGCAAAGTTAGAACGCCAAATCAAACTCGCAGAGCGAAATATAACAGAACTTGAGCGCTTGCGCAACGATGTAAAGACAGCGATTGAAAATACCCTTGGCGGTGTCTATTCCTACAAAATGGATGCGGATACACGTAAAAGATTGGGCAACGTTACTAATTCTTACGAAAAAGCAGCAAGAGGAGAGAGTAAAAAGAGCCAATATTCCTCTGATACGTACACTACTGCTAAAAAATCCCTATCCGACCCAGGCAACGCTTACCTCGCTGAGCAGGCTTCCCTCATGGCACAGAAGGATGAAATGCAGAGGCAGTTAAACGCTGAGGAGGGCAAGAAGAAGAAGGACAAGGATAAGATTGCCGACTACAAGCAGCAAATCAAGGAGATGGAAACGACCATTAACAATTTTGCAAAGGACTTTCTCAAGGACATCTATGGCGTAGACATGAAGGCGTGGGCAAGCCAATTAACCGACGCAGTTGTAAGCGCATGGTCAAAAGGTGAGGACGCTATTGATGCCTACAAGAAGAAGGCAAAAGAAATGGTAAAAGACCTTACCAAAAACATCGTCTCTCAGAAGGTAATGGAGGCTGCGCTGCAAGGACCGCTTGACAATCTGACTGAAATAATCAAGAAGAAAGGAAAGCTTGAACCAGAAGATGTCGTTAAGGTTGCGGAGGATTTGTATAATGGCACCAACGATGCAGCCGAGAACATCACGGCAATCTTGGAAAGGCTGAAAGAAATGGGACTTGACTTCACCGAAAATGGAGATGGAAGCGTTACAAACGGTATAAAAAACATCACTGAGGAAACTGCGGATATTCTCGCAAGTTACGTCAATGCCATCCGTCTTGACGTGAGTGTTAATCGTGCGCAGGTCAAGGACATCGGAGAACTATTGAAGATGCGTCTTCCCGAAATGGGTCAGATACAGAAAGCGCAGCTCGGGCAGCTCACGCAGATTGTCATGCTCGCGGAAGCTCGTAACGAGAAGCTCGATCGGATGATGAATTGGATGGACGCGGTGTCTACAAGTGGCAGAAAAAAGCTCTATATTAGCTGACAAAGTGTATATTTATTGTTAAAATCGCGGATAGTTATATATTAATTTGTATAATTATCCGATTTTTATTATTTTTGGAGAAAATTATGTATATTTATGCAACACTACAATGTCTTTATACAAAAAGAGCAGACTGGAGCGGTGGTAAAAGAAACCGTAGCTGACTTTGATGTGTGGTGCGCCTCCATACCGTTCGACATTGGCATGGAGGTCAAGGAGCCAGTGGTAAGGGATTGGAAGGATGAAAACGGAGAAGACGCATACCTCGGTGACAGCCTTAAATTCGCAGCATACGACATGACCGTAAAATGGTGCTGCAAGGGTGACAAGTTTTCAGCTAACGCAGTAATAAGAAAATTTCTGAACTACCTCAGCGGACGCGACGGAAGCGGTATGAAGATGAAGATGTACTGCGACTGGACTAAGGTCGGAAGAAGACACATCCGCCTCAAGAAGGTATCCGACGACGCAGACCTGCACCGCGACGACGAGGGAGATGTGGTAACGTTCTCTACAGTGTTGAGAGTTGAAGACCCCGTAACGGAAGTAACATTAATCAAATAGAGATATGGGATGGAAACTTTATCATAAGGACGGCACGCCGCTGCGTGACACCAACGGCAAGGAAAATTCCGTTCATTCGCTAAAATACGACGGCGAGTGGATGGGCGAATGCTCGGTATCTGTATCTATAGAGAATGAGGCTCCAATAGACTTTGAAATTGGTGATTATCTAATATATCGAAATGAACGTTTTGAATTAAACTACGACCCAGGCAAAGCGAAACAAGGCCGTAAAAATGCACTCGGTAATTCGTTCAAGTACCAAGATATAAAATTCAATTCTTTATCTGACGAACTGGCAAGAACAGAATTTTTAGATGTAGTATTAAACGATAACGAGTTGCATTATACCGCACTGCCCGTCTTCCAATTCTACGTGGAGTCGTTGGATGACTTACTCGACCGTTTGCAGGCGTGTATGAATGAACAAGTTGGCGGAAACAAATGGCTATTCTATTCGCGCAACTGGAACAGAAGCAATACGAGAGGATGCGATGCAGCAAGATGGGAGGAGATATATGGAGGTGATACGTCAAATCCTGACAACACGGGAGTCTCTGATACCAAAATAACATCAACATCCATTAGTATCGACAAGCAGACGGTGTGGAAAGGCCTTGCGTTGGTAAATTCCCAGTTCGATGTAAACTTCATAACGCGCAACAGAGAAGTGTTTGTTGGTACGTCAGGACTGCCAACACGTAACGTTTTCAAGTACGGAAAGGGCAACGGCTTGTACGAGGTAAATCAAGATGCTGAGGCAGACCAACAAATAGTTACACGTATGAGAGCATACGGTTCTGACAAAAATATTCCTGACAGATACTATGCAACACTAAATATGGAGGTTTGGTCTAAGCCTTCTCGCGTCATACAAAACGAAGTTTATGGTGAAATTTGCAATATAGAATTTTATATCGACGACATACCCATCGAGCGTGCTTCCGTATATTTTACGTATCGAATTGGCGGTGGCCCAGGATACGATACATACTCTGTGAATATCCATGATGGTGGAATGGTTGTTGAAGCCAAGGTCAATGTTGGCGTAGAGCCTTATTACCATAATCACATTAGTTTACAGATATTAGGCGGAAAAGGATATGATATTACAATAGAAGAAGCTAAAGCGTGCTTTGCTGCGATACAAGAAGCAGGTAGGGTGCATTTCGTCAGCGGTGTCAACAAAGAAGCCTTTCCTTCTAATAGGAGGGATTATGCCGCGGGAGAACATCTGCCAAACAATATGGCGTGCTTTAACCTAATGCTACCTGGTTTTCCTTCTATATCCTTACAAGACTGGTGGAATAACCACCCCGAGAAGCATAAAGAATTAAACCCAACAGGTGCAAAATTGCGCTTTTCTAAGCGTGCAGACCGTCCGTGGATAGAGTCGCCTGCGGCAGACGTTATCGGTGTGCGTCCCGGTAGCGTGTTTTTTGACACCGAAGATGTAAAGGAAAAGACCGTTGAGATATATCCCACTATCAAGGAAATGGAAGTAGACGGTGTGCGTATTGACGAAATTGCAGTTGGTTCAAACATCGAAGATAATGGTGTATTCAAAGAAGACGCAACAGATCCTGAGTTTAAACTCACTCTAAAAAAAGAATTAAACTTTGACATTAACGCTCTGAAACAAAGTGACTTCTCCGTTACTATGGTCGACGGAATGTGTGCAGGACGTAAATTCAAGGTGAGTGGCAGTACAAAAGAAAGCGGGCAGTGGGTTTTGACATTGCAGCGCGTGGAGGATATTGGGCTATACTTTCCGTACAAGGACTTTCAGATTAACGCTGGAGACCATTTTGTATTATCCGGAATAACCCTCCCGACACAATACGTGGATGCTGCATCTGAGAAATTACTACGCTACGCCATCGCTTGGCTTATAGAAAACGACCACACCAAGCATACATATGCTCCGAAAATAGATGAAATTTACATGGCCCGCCAACACGACGAGGCTATGGAGGATACCACTGGTACTACAAAGAGTCTACATGATACTATTAAAGAAGGGGATATATTTCAGTTTAGCGACGAGGATTTTGGTATCAGTGCAGACGTTGTAATTGATAGTCTCTCCATAACAGAGAAAGAAGGGGCGATACCAACCTACGAAGTATCATTGCGCGATAACAAAGAGGTTAGTACACTACAAAAAATACAAGACAAGATAACGGCAATAAGTAATAGCACAGGAGATTTTACGCCCGCACAAGTTAAGGAATATATCCAAAGCGAAGGTTCAAAGTATTTTCTGTCGAAGGTCAAGACAGATGTAGCAGAAAAACTTATCCGCTTTTGGGAAGGTATCGCATTCGGCGAACAGAGCGACAATAACCCTCTCGGCATCTCCTCTGACGGAATCGCCACACTCAAAGAGGTTGTGTCGGCTGCTTTCCGTTCGGGTGCGCTCGGCTCTGGCTTTAAGCTTGGTGATTATAATGGAAGTGGTGATAGTTACTTGGAGGTAGACCGCCTGCTTGTGCGCAAGGCTGCGGAGTTCGTAAGGCTCGTAATCCGAGAGCTTCAAAGCGTAGGTGGCGAGATTGTTCTGTCACCTGCTGCCATGAAGATTAGCAATGTGGCCTATTTTGAGAAGGGTGCGTATCTTCCCGAATATGAAGCTCTTCCTCTGCGCTACAATGTTTACCGCTGCTACTTCTCACAGAAGAAAGGCGACGAGGAGATAGAAAATCAGTTCGTCGAGGACGACCTTGTGCGCTGCCAGACGTTCAACGTAAAGGAGGGCGTGAATGAGAACGTGAAGAATAGATACTACTGGCGTAAGGTGTACAAGGTAGGCAAAGATTTCATTGATGTGTTGGCTGATTTCTGCGATACTGGCAGCGATATTCCGCAGGCAGGTGACGAGCTTGTACAGATGGGCAACGTCTATGAAACAGCTCGCCAGTCGGTCGTTGTTCTATCGGCATACGGAGCGGATGCGCCATCATTAAAGATGTACGAAGGCGTAGATAGCTACTCGTTAGAAAACAAGGAGGTCTTTGTCCTGTCACGTCAGGAGATGTTCGCCATAGCCGATAAGTTTAGGTTCATTACGCGCAAGGCTAATGGCGAGATAAAGAGCACACAGTCGTTTGCGGAGCTTGTGATGTCCGTGGATGGGCTCATAACAACGGTCAAGAACAACAAGAGCGAGGTTGACGGACAGATAGCAACGATTAGCTCGCAAATCACACAGACAGCAGGCAAAATCACCACGCTTACCAACGAGCAGACTGCGATGGGAAATAAAATATCAAAGATTGAGCAGTCAACTGAAAATATCTCGCTACAGGTTGAAACGACCACGAACTTGAAGAACTGCATCGTCGGCTCAGCCCTGCGTCCATGGGATGACATCGTGAAGATTGCTGCCGGTCTCTCGCAGGCAGTGAACATAATAAACGGTGGCGGTGTTGGCGGCTCAAACTACGCAGTATTCAATGCGCAGGGGGCGACTGCGAACACATGGACTGGTCTATACTTCAAAGATGTGCGTGTGACACCTGGCAAAAAATACATCTTCAGTGTTTGGGTGAGGGTCATAAGGGCAACAGATAGCGGTGCGTATTACACAATCAAACGCTTCGATAATGGTGTCGCAGGTGCAGTTGTCGAATCGAAAAACTATCCCAATATTGTTGGTGACTGGGCACTATACACGTCCCAAATAACAGTGCCCAGTGGTTGCTCAAGGCTACTGATAGAAACGGCTATTCGCAAGAACGGTACTATCAATTTGTGTCGTCTGATGCTCATGGAGGGCACAGAGTATGGTGGCTGGAGCCTTTCGCCTTACGACAAGACAGAGGCAGGCAAGCTGGAGACCGACTTAAAATCTACGGGCATCGACATTGAGAACGGCAAGATAACGGCAACGGCGGATAAGTTCGAGGTTCGCAATAATAGCGGCGAGACAACGGCAAGTGTGAACAAGGACGGCTTGCTGATGGTTGGCGCAGGTGTGTTCTCGGGGCTTATCCGCAAAAAAATAACGGAGATTACCCCTGAAAACCTAAAGAAGTACGTTCTAGACGTGCCGGCACTGGCTCTCGGAAATATCCAGATTGACTTCGAGAAGACCGGCTGCTTTGTGAAGTTTACGGGTAACATAAAGGCGACGACTAAGTCTGATGTTGTTATTGTTCCACCTTTCTACATGCCCAACCATACAAACTGGGGCAAACTGAGCACAAAGACGGTTTACGAGGCTATGGCGTATGTCGGACAGACCATTATTGTTGTCAATGATAGTGATACAGAAATGACTACAATCGGATATACGAGTATGGATTTCGACCATGCCAGCAAATATTTTGGCAGAGGGGAAGGCGCGATGATGACCTGCGTTGTCAATAAAGGCAAGAATAGTTGCACTGTGGTATGGAACGGCAGACAGTTACCGTTTTTTAACCCTGTACTTGAAAGCGAGTCCGACCCGACAAGTACTGCTGACGAGCCCATAACCACAACAGAAGAAGAACAACCAAAAGATTAAGATATGAAGAAAATAGTTAGAGGCAACGATTTCACGTTGCGCATACCGGTAAAAAAATAGTCAATGGTGAACAGGTTTCGTTCCCGTTGACTGATTGCACCGACATCGCGGTGCACGTCGTTAGCCAGTACAAGCGTACCGCACTCCCCTACACCATCGACAAGGAGTCTAATGATGTGCTTTTGGCTGACGTTGACGGCACGGCACTATCGTTAGGCACTTACGCCTTGGAGGTGACGGGCGTACTGTATGGTGCTAACTGGCGAAGCTATGAGTATGAGCAGTTCGCTATCGTGGACAATAACGCAAGCAGCGATACCGTGTTTGAGGACAACACAGCCGATGGTGACACCAACATCGAGGACGGCAACGGAGATAAAGCCGACAAGGGCTGCATGGATGTGAAGATTGAGGGCTTTGCCGTAGACACTGCGCTCGTTGTCCTTCCGCCCGTGTCCGCGCGAACAACCTCGAGTGTCAAAAAGAGCAAACCAAAGATAGAATATGTAGTTGGTAGGGCGATAAAATGCTCATTGCTGACCTTATCATCATCTGACAGGGTAAGGTATATTGTGCCCAACAATGATAAAATGATTTCCTTATTGGTTGGCAATAAAACATCAAGTCTTCTGGCAAAGAAAGGAGATAGTATTAAGGTGAAATTTATTATTAATGGACCTATTCCCTTATTGGGTTGGGTAGAACCTGTGAGAACACATTACTATTCTGTTTCACCTGGTAGAAATGATGAGATAGAAATCACTAAAGTATCTGATGTTTATACTTGTTTTAGAGTGTCTCTATATATTAACGTTCCGAACAGTGGCGCCTGGTTTGTAAAAAACGTAACACTTAGTAAGGATGGTGTTTATGTGGTTACATTGGATTCCAAAGGCATTCCAAGTTCTTTTGATACCGTAAGCCCTTACAGAAAATTCGAGAAAGGCATGGTAGTAAATAAACGTCTGCCACAAAGTCTCAATTTTAACGCGGGTTCGTTAGATGAATTCTCCGCCAAGCAAGGGATATACCTTTACAAATACACGTGGTGCAGAACCAAACGGTTAAAACAAGGTGTGCGTTTAAAAGTAAAAAAAATGAGACGTAAATTTATCAAGTTTGGCATCTGTAATATTGTGGCTAAACACCAAAATGAAAAGAAAAGTTGTTATATGCAAACATATGCCGTAAACATAAAGAGAAAACAAATAAAGAGGCTCTCCTAAAACGCACGCGTAACATCGACATTTAGTCGAGCAATCGCATCGGTTCGGGGACTCCTCTTCACTCACAAAATTACTACATTTTTATAATACTTGTAAGGGTAGTTGGTAAGAAACAGAGATAAAAAGTGATTTTATAACTTTAATTAACAAAAAATTCAAATAGCATGGAAATAAAAGTAAAGCGAATAGCAAGAAAGGAGGCGTACACAATAGGCAAGATGTACGTCAACGGCGAGTATATCTGCGACACTCTTGAAGACAAGGACAGAGGACTGACATCTAATATGTCGGTTGCGCAGATATGCGGAGTGAAGATTAAAGGCGAAACCGCCATACCTACTGGCAGATACCTCATAGACATGAAGACGGTATCGCCACGCTTCGGAGGTCGGGCACAGTATCAGTTCTGCAAAGGTAGACTGCCAAGGTTGTGCAATACGCCTGGCTATCAGGGTGTGCTGATACACATCGGCAACACGGCGAAGGACACAGAGGGCTGCATCCTCGTCGGCGAGAATAAGGAGAGGGGCAAGGTCCTGAACTCAACGGCGACGTTCCGTAAGGTGTACGCGAAGCTGAAGGCTACTGACGAGAGAGGAGAACAGATCTGGATAACAATCGAGTAAACACAATGGAGATGGCAGGAAATATCACTACAAGTACAGGAAAGGCTTTCGTGGTCGGCACCATGGGCACGGAAGCACTTACCGCATTATTCGATTTGCGCTGGATGCTCGTTCTTATTGTCGTTCTCATCGTCGCCGACTTTTGGTTTGGTGTGTCGGAGAGTCTAAAAAAGCATGAGCACTTCCGTTTTTCGAGAGCAGGCAGAAGAACGTGCAACAAGGCGGTGGACTACGTTACGTATCTCATACTCGGCTCGGTGCTCGGCTTGGCTATCTTCGAACCGCTCGGCTGGGCGAACCACGTAACAACAGCGGCTATCGGTTTGGGCTTCGGGTGCATCTGGGAGATAGACAGCATCGTAGGACACGTATGTGCACTGCACGGCATCAAAAACACGTTCTCTATCAAGCGGTTTATTATTTCGCTTATTATGAGCAAGAATAAAGACATCGGCGAAGCGGTGGAGGATGCAGTGGATAACAATAAAAATTAACGGATATGGATATAAGAGAAATTCTGATGCTACTGAACTGCATCATATTGGGAGCAACAACGCTCTTTATTTTCTACAAGGCAGCGCAGCTCGATATGGTCGATGAAGGCTACGACGAGATTAAGCGAAACCGACAAGGCGCAATCGGTTGGTTTGTGGCTTCGGTGTTCGTAGGCATTCTTGCACTGCCAGTAATGGTGCTGCGTGAGATTTATCAATGGAAGCGTTATAAGCTACCGGGTATTGAGTGGGACGATATTTGTCGCTACGGCTTCACTATCATCGTCGGCTCTATGCTGCATCTGCTCCTGCTTGTGGTAACGAGCTGCACAACTCCGAAACCTGTTGTGTTGGAGCGAGTGATTAACAAGACGGACACGTTGTATAAGACCAACTACAAAGCCGATACGTTCCGCGTACATGACTCTATATATGTCGAGAGCTACATGGTAGGAGATACAATATACAAGACAAAGAACGTGTACAAATGGCGTGACAGAGTGAGCGTTAAGACGGACACGATATACAAGTCTATCTTGCGAGCAGACTCTATTCCAGTGCCGGTGCCAGTTGAGCGTAAGGCTACATGGTGGGAGCGGACGCAGATGTTCGCAGGAAAGATAGCGGTCGGAGCGGTGGTACTATGTTTAATCTCGCTGCTGCTTTGGCTGATACACAGAAAGAGATAATATGTAGATTGGTTAGTTATTAGTTTTTAGTTTAAGGTAAATTGTTTTTAGGAGCCTTGCCCGTCCGTGATGGATAGGCAAGGAGTTTAAGTGAACTACCCATGAGCTAAAGACTTGCGTTTTTTACGGTGTTTAAATAAATATAAATAACAGTGCATACAACTTTGAAAATAAATGACTAACTTGCATCAAATAAAACTAATCAACGTTATATTAAATTAAGGTAGGTTCTATTAATTCATAAATTCGAGTGGAAGCCGTTCCGTCAGATACAAT